ACAGGCGCTGCTGGCACTGACGGCGCAGACGGCTCAGATGGAACAGACGGTGCAGATGGAGCACAGGGGGAGCAAGGTGTTGCAGGCGCAGACGGTATGATGTCTTCCACACGCACAACAGACTTGTTATTTGCTGACTTGTTCAAATCTAATGTCAATATAGGAAGCAACCAAGAAATATCTCCGTATGTACAGTTTGGAAAACAAGAGCCAGCTAATCAAGGGATGCTGACAAATCAACAATTAGAAATTCTAAAGAGGTACTACTCCTAATGACATATCTACAGTTAGTAAACAGCGTGTTACGCAGACTCCGTGAGAACGAAGTAGACTCTGTTAATCAAAATAACTATTCAAAACTTATTGGGGAGTTTGTCAACGATGCTAAACGAACCGTAGAAGATGCTTGGGACTGGACAGCACTGCGTACAACGCTAACAGTGTCTACAGTAGCTAATGTTTATAACTACACGCTAGTTGACTCACAAGATCGTATTAAGGTGTTGGACGTTATTAACGACTCTTCTAACTGGTTTATGGAGTATCGTCCGTCAACGTGGATGAACAATGCCTTCCTCGTCCAAGCTAACATACCCTACGCAGCTCCTAAGTACTATAGCTGGAACGGTATTGATAGTAATGGCGATAGCGGTGTAGACCTCTACCCAGCCCCTGACGGTGCTTATCAGCTACGCTTTAACGTGGTGCTGCGTAACGCAGACATGGTTAATAACACTGACACAATGTCAATACCTTCGTCACCAGTNATTCAGATAGCAACAGCGTTAGGCGCTAGAGAACGTGGTGAGACTGGTGGAACAAGCGCAGCAGAGTTGTTTGCTTTAGCTGATCGTACCTTGTCAGACGCTATTGCACTAGACGCTGCTAGACATCCTGAAGAGACTATCTGGACTACTGTATAATGGCTCAACAATTACAGAACATTACAATCTCTGCTCCGGGATTTTTTGGTTTAAACACCCAAGACTCTCCTATTGGTTTAGACCCTTCGTTTGCCGCTGTAGCTGACAACTGTGTTATTGACCAGTTAGGTCGTGTAGGAGCGCGTAAGGGCTATCAGTACTCAACAACCAACGGAGCTTCTTTGCTGGGCAGCAGCAGAGGAATAGAGACGCTGCATCAGTTTATTGACTATAGTGGCGATAGAAGGTTGCTATCAGCAGGTAATTTAAAAGTATTTGTTGGTGATACTACGTTGGTTGATTACACGCCAGCAGGTTATATAGCAACAGCAAACAATTGGAAGTGCGTCACACTGGCTAACCATGTATATATGGTACAGAGTGGACACGAGCCGTTGATAGGCACTAATGAAGCTGCTCCGTTTACACTAGAGCGTATAAGCACACACTCGCATAGCACAGGCGTTATGCCGCAAGGCAACGAAGCTCTAGCCGCTTTTGGGCGCTTGTGGGTAGCTGATGTAGTAGGTAACAAGCACACTGTTTACTGGAGTCATTTACTAGATGGTTCACAGTGGTCAGGAGGCTCTTCAGGCAGCTTAGACTTAACTAACGTATGGCCAGAAGGCTTTGACGAGATAGTGGCACTAGCGGCTCACAATGGCTTTCTAATCATCTTTGGTAAGAAGTCTATACTTACCTATAGCGGTGCTAAGTCTCCAAGCACTATGACGCTTGCAGACACCGTAGCAGGCGTTGGTTGTGTTGCTCGTGATTCTGTACAGCACACTGGGACAGACCTTATATTTTTATCTAACACAGGTGTGCGTACGCTGGGAAGGACTATTCAAGAGAAGTCTTTGCCAATGAGAGACATCAGCAAGAATGTTCGTAATGACTTGGTTAGTTTGATTCAACAGCAGAACAACCCTATCAAATCTTTATACAGCCAAGAAGAAGCTTTTTACTTGCTTTCTTTTCCAGATAGTGGTATAATATATTGTTTTGACATGCGTGTCCCGCTAGAGAATGATTCACATAGGGTTACAACATGGTCTGGGATGGGTATTAACGTCTTTGCTCGTTGTGACGATGGTACTATTCACATGGGAGTGTCTGACGGCATTGTAGAATATAGTGGTTACTTAGACGATACAGAACAGTATCAGCTACGTTATTTCAGTAACCCACTTGACTTCCAAAGCCCAGCTAACTTGAAGTTTTTGAAGAAGTTTAACTTAACCATTATTGGTGGACAGTCTACGCCTACAACGCTCAACTGGGGCTATGATTACACATCTGATTATACAAAGCAACCTTTTATTTTTGGTTCTACTAATTTAGCTGAGTATGGCATTAGCGAGTATAACACAACTGCTGAGTATTCTGCTGCTGTTGTTATTAACACACCAAAAGTAAACGCTAGTGGTAACGGCTCTGTTGTAACAGTAGGTATCGAAGCTCAGATTAACAACTCTGCTTTCTCAATTCAAAAGATCGACATACACGCTCTACTAGGGAGACTTATCTAATGTCTAATTATACTAAGACAACTAACTTTGCAACTAAGGACTCCCTCAGTTCTGGCGATCCCGCTAAGATTGTTAAGGGTACTGAAATCAACACTGAGTTTGACAACATTGCTACTGCTGTCAATTCTAAATCTAACAAAGCTGATCCTACCTTTACAGGAACAATGACAGCCGTCACCGTCAATGTATCAGGTACACTAACGGCTGGCACTATTACTGGAGGTACATTCTAATGGCGTATGATGCAATGGGTAGATATATTCCTGATCAAGTGGGAATGGCAGGGCCACAAGGACAGCTAACTAATCAAGGCGGTTTCTTCAACACACAGTTGCCACAACAGCCTACAGGTGCTATGCCTGCTGGTAATACACAGCTTAACATTCCTAACGCCACTACAGGTGGCCCTAGCACTGGACAGGTTGCTGGTGGTTTAGCGCTTGGTGGTTTACTTGGTGGTAATCTTGATCTTGGTAACTTGTTAAAGGCAACTGGTAACTATTACGGAAGTGAGCAAGGCATTCAAGCTGCTTATGGTGCTGGACAAGCTGGTTTAGGTCTGGCAGAGCAGATGGGACAGCGAGCTGCTGATACAGCGCAGTTCAAGCCCTACACTGTCACAACAGGTCTAGGCAGAGCTGCTACAACTCCTCAAGGTGGTTATACATTAGAACTTAGCCCACAACAGCAAGCACTACAAGCGCAGTTGATGGGACAGGCTCAGAACTTGTTTGGTCAAGTTGGTCAAGACCCTGCGGCACAACAAGCAGCCTTGTACGAGCAGATCAGAGCTGCACAGCTTCCAGAGGAAGAACGTCAGCGTTTGGCAATGCAGGAGAACTTGTTTGCTAGTGGTCGTGGTGGTCTACAGACTGCTCAGTACGGTGGCTCACCAGAGCAGTTTGCGTACGAGAAGGCACGTCAAGAGGCTATGGCAAGTGCTAGTCTAGGTGCTCGTCAGCAGGCTATGGCAGAACAACAGCAGGCTCTAGCAGGCGCTACAGGCTTATTAGGCGCTGGTTATCAACCACAGCAGCAAGCACTGTCGCTGCTGGAAGCAAGTCAAATCCCTGCTGGCTACACAGCCGCTGGACAGCGTACTGGCGCAGAGCTTGGTGCTCAAATGTCTGGTAGAGGTATTGAAGGATATATTCAAGGACAAGACTTAGGCAACCGTCTACAGCTACAACAGCAACAAGGACTAATGAATTTATTATTAGGTCAACAAACAAGTCCTCTTGATCAAGCTAAGATTGCTCAAATTTATGCCGCTATTGGCAAAGACAATCCTTCAGCTTCTGGTGGTTTATTGGGCAGCATTTTGAATAGTTGGCTAGGCGAGAAAAAAGAAGAGCCTACCGCAACTCCAACACCTACTCCTACAGGAGCTTAATAATGGCTAATATTGATTACGCAGGTTTGCTCACAGGCATCAGTGGACAGAACCAACAAATAGACCCTTTCTCGTTGCCCACGGCAGCACAGCAGCGCATGGCTTTTGGAGCGCAACAAGCGCAAGGAATGCAACGTGCTGGTGAAGGTTTGTTTGGTATGCCGTCACAGCAAAACCCTGTAGACATGGCTAAGACTGAGTTGCTTAAACTTGATAGAAACGATCCAGAATATCAACAGAAGTTTATTAAGTTGTTGGGCATTGCTGATCCTGCTAAGGCTGCGGAGTTGCGTCAAGAACTAATTAAAAAAGATGCGACAACAGCTCAGACAAACGCGTTTGAAAATTATGTAGCAAAAACTTATCCAGAATTAACTGGGTTGGTTTCTAAAGGTGTTATTACTCCTAGTAATTTTAAACAATTTTTAG